TCAATCCATTTGCAACATAATCTTTTGATATTGTTATTGCTAGTGCAACACTTTCACTTACACCATCAACTACATTTTTCAATGTATCCTGTTGCATCATGCCTTCAACATCTACATTTGGAAGTATTGGTGGAACTTTATCTAATGCTTCTTGAAAAGCATTACCAAAATCCATAGCCATTCCACCAGCAACGGCATCCATAGCACCTCTAAAGTCTCCTTCTAATGCTAGTTTCAATCCATCACTAATACCACTAAAGATCTCCATCAATCCACCAGCAAAACTACTTGCTAGGCTACCCACTGCATTGAATGCACCTATAAAGAATTGTGGTAATCCAAATACAATACCTTTTATAAATTCAAATGATACTAGGAATGAATTTATTAAAAAGTTTAAACTGTTTTTGCTTACTCTTAATATATCTTTAAACGCATCAGCAAAGCCTCTAAACAAATCATTATGAAATAATCCTGCTACACTTTCTATAACACGTTTAAATGTATTACCAAAGTATGATGCTACTTCTTTTACTTGAATACCTATTAGATCAAATACTGCTTTAGTTACTTCACCTAAACTTGCAGTTGTTGAACCTATATTAACTACTTCATCCTGAAATATGTATAGTCCACCAACTAGTGCGGCCGCCACTGCGGCTGGTATTCCAATAAATGGATTTAGTAGAGCTGGACCTAATCCTAATGCTACAGTTTTTATTGCTGTTAGTGCACCACCTACTAAAGGTAAACGCATTACTGTTCCTGCAACTACTTTTCCAAATGTTCTAAACATACCTGTTAAACCTTGTGTAGCTTTGATTGCACTACTGAATTTAACTACTAGATTTGTAAATGAAGCCGCAAATCTTATTCCAATATATGCTAGTGCGGCGTTTCTAATTAGATCAATATTTTGTGCTATAACACCTAATCCTTTAGCAGTATTTTCAATAGCTGTTCCTAATCCACTACCCAATGCTTCAATTAGTTTATCATTTGCTGATAAGAATTCTGTTGCTTCGTTTATTGCGGCTGTAAGTTGTGGTCTAAATTGTGTTCCCAATTTGTTTGCCGCTAGTGTAACTGCAATACCAAAGTTACTTTGTGCAGTTGATAAGTTATCTAATTTTTGTTGTGTTGCACCACCAAATTGTTCATCAATTGCTTTTGTTAGTGCTTCAGTTATCTTCCTAGCACCTTCAGATGTTTTACCAAATTCTGATATTTGTAAACGTGTGATACCCAGTTGATCTTCCAGCATCTTGAATACTGGAACACCTCTGTCAGCTAGTCTGTTTAGTTCTTCAAGACCCAAACCACCTGATGTAGTTCTTGAAAATAAGTCTGTAATTGCTGTTAGTGTTCCTACTTGGTCTGTTGTAACCGCCGCAACATCTGTAAATGTTGACAACAGTTTTTCAGTTGGAGTAATACCAGCACCCTGTAGTTTAATGAATGTTGTGGTTAAATCTTCAACACCAAATTGTGTTCTTGTTGAGAAGTCTGTTATGAACTTAAATGCTTGAGCACCCTTACGAGCACTTCCTGTTACACTTGCCAGTGTATCATTTAAATCTTCAAAGTTTGCAGTAGTGTTGACAATGCTACGAAGAGCACCACCTGTCGCTATGGCAGTGATAGCGGCTGTAATTTTACCCATGCCAAGAGTAACGCCTTTACTCTTACGCTCCAGCCTATCTAAATTGCCTTCTATTCTACGTAAAGGCGCACGTGTTTGATCCACTGCCTTTACTATAAGTTCATATGTTGATGCCGCCATCTAACGTCTCCTCTTTTGAGCCTTCTTTTGTTCTTTGTTTACAAAGTCAAAGTATTCGACCCAACCCTGCACTTCAACACTACTCATTTGCATTACCTGTTGAACTGTTAGTCCTAACTCTGCACCTAAACGATACAAAAACAGGATGTTAGGATTGTCCTTTAGTTTCCCAAAGCTTCTTCAGTTTTTTCTGCATCTGCATTAAACTGTGTAACTACTTTTAGGATAACTTTTGGATCAACACCTCTCATCAACTTATATTGATCTGCCATGTCAAATAACGGATTACCGTCTTTGTCTCTAGCTCTCATAATAAGCGTAATAACCAATGCTTCAGTTGACTTACCTTTTTGTGTAAGTTCAACTACTTTAGCTTCTTCAGCTAGTGTAGTGCTTGGTTTATAATAAATGTCCACGTCCCACTCTGGAACATGGATTGGACCTTTCAGTCCTTCAGCTAACACTTCTTTAAAGTGTGCTGTTGCTTTGTCTATTAATTTATTTTCTATTTTACTTGTCATAGTCTGCTTCGCTTTCTATTTAAATTACGAAGAACAGGCATGATTATACCAGCAGGAGCTTGTTTGCTTCTACCTTCATCTAGTAAACCTATATATGGGACTTGGTTTTCTATCATCACACCACTGTCTCCTATTCTGTATTTGCCGGACTTTCGCCATCCGCGCCTTGCCCTTCCAGTTCGGATGGGCGTTATTTTTATACTACTTGTATTTAGCTCTTCAAAAAATGAGTTAACAGCACGTTGAAACCTTTGCTTAATATCTCTTTTGATATCCCTTGCTCTGGAACTACGCACCGTTAACTCCTAATTATTAGTTACTGTTGTATGCTAAATCACCAGTTCCATCAAATGCAATTGAATATTCTACTGCACCGTCAAAACTTGCTGATCTAGAAATACTAGTAACAATCGCGTCACCTGAGTAATATGCATTACCTGAAGCGTCACCTGCTGGATACAAATCAAAATCGATTCTGTCACCAGCTTTAACTTTTGGAGCTGTTCCAACGTTATCGCCTGAACCAGCGTCGATAGCATCAGAGTCGTGACCAATGTTAGTATCGTTTTGGTCCCAATATCCATCAATAGTGCCTGTAAAGCCTCTAAATGATGAGATAATACTTCTTGATGTGTCTGTCATCGCTGTTACGTCGATAGTTTCAGATGTTTCTTCAAGTGAGAATGCTGTTACGTGAAGCATTGCCGCTTTAGTTGTGCCGTTTGGAGCAATTTTAACTACTCCTGATACACCTTTAGTCTCTGCCATGATATTTTCCTTTACCTATCTAAACATATAATAATGCTCTGCATTATTTTAAAATTTAAACATTACCACTTGCGTAGTAATATTTTGCCGTATAAACAATCGCACCTTGACCAAATGGTTTTGTTTCTGCAATCTCACGAATAATAATTTCACTAACAAAACTGTCTGAAGCATTACTGCCCAGTGTTCTATCCAGTGCAAGTTTCTCTTCAATTTTTTCCATTATTGAATTTCTACTTGTGTCTCTATCATTACCATGAACTACAACATTAATTAGAAAGTCCAACGTGCTTTCTCTTCTGGGTGTGTCACCAATACTAATTGTTTCTCTAGTTTCATTAGCACTTTCCACTAATACGTGTGGAAAACTAGTGACTGCCAGTTGTGAGATATCTGTTGGTTCTCTTGTTACAGTCTTGACTTCAGAAATTGCGCCAATTTGTGTCACGATATGACTTGCAATATTTTCTCTTATGCTCATCTATAAATCCTACTCTGTAGTTGTTTATGAGTTTCGCTTCTTGAGATGCTTCCATCTAAATTAGCATCATACTTGACACCTTTAGCTATCTCCATGTCCATTTCCTCAACAAACCTGTTTCGGTAATGTTCAATCATGTTAGTAAAAGTATCTCCGCCAACTGCGAAAGGACTTAATAGAGGAAGGATATGAGCATATAATGCACGATATACGGTAGCACGAGTCCACTGTGATTCAACCAACTTGTTAGCCGCAAATTCAGGGCCAATTGCTTGACCAATCTGATTATAACCTTGACTGTGTGTTTTGTTATACCAATTTACTTCAATATAACGTTTTACATCAGTCTCAGCTTCTGCTAATTGTGCAGTAAAGTCCGTAATGCCATGATTGACAATACTGGGCTGTATTGCTGTTAGTTGACTGTTTGTTGCGTATGCCATATCCTATCCCTCCTCAAAATTATAGAGTTGCGTCAGACGTAATTTTTGCAATCTTCGCGTTGTCAAGTCTCGCCGCACCAAAAGCCGCTGTTGCTACGATTTCTGTAGCACGTTTTGATTCGTCTCTTTGTGTTGCAATACGTAGGTCACGTTTCATAACAAGACCAATAGCGCCTGGGTGGAATACAGCTGATACTGCGTCACCTGAACCATCTACATCAATTGATGCTGATTCAAATATACGAATACCTGCTACAGTTCCTAAAAAGTAATCTCTACCAGCTTGGTTTTGAAGGTCTGGAGAACCACCAAAAATAGTTGCCGCGGTTTCATCATTAGAGTCTTGTCTAATTGTTCCACCTGAGTTTAATAGGGATTTCTTTAAGTTAAAAGCCGCTAATGGGTGTAAAACTGCTACTAGTCCTGACATAGGAACAGAAGCGTTTCTTAATGTTGCACCAGCTTTAAGTAGGTGTTCAATTGTTAATTCTCCACCTGCTCCTGGTCCAACTTCTGTAATTGCGCCTGAGTTGAATAGATCAACTATTACTTCGTCCATTGCTTGTGCAATACCTTCACCTAACACACGACCAACGTCTTGTGCTACTGATAGTGGAGATGATTCTGCAACAATGTCTTGTAGTGTAGTCATGTTACCAAACTCCTGAGCCGCAATGTCTACAGAAGCCATAGTGTCAAGTGCTGAATCGTCAGATAAGTCTGCGCCTGCCGCACCTACTGCTGAAGCTTTAGGATAAACTGGAACTGATGCTGTCATACCAGGTGTGCCCTGCATATCATACATAGTTACTAGGTTTTTCATTAAAGCGTTTTCGTTAAATGTGAATTGTGCCGCTTGAGTGATGTTCTCAAACAAGTGACCATTCGCTGCCGATAAATCTAATGCCATCGTTTTTTTCCTTTATTTACTGAGTGAACTTTCGTATGCCTTTTGCCATAAATTGATCCGCATATATTTTGCGGTCTTTAGGGTTTTTCATATCCAAGTCCATTAACTTAACTTCTCTTGAAGTTGAAGGTTGTTTATTACCTGTAGAGCCAGAGCCTGCTGGCGCCGCACTCTTAAAGTAATTGTTTGTCGCTAGGAACTCTTCAACTGCTTGATCCACAGTTAGTGGATGAGCTTGATCAGTGTCATAACGAACATTACCATCTGAATCTAATACTTCAACTTGTCCAGATTCGCTTAATCTAACTCTATCTTTCAATAGTGTAGCCACGTGTTCTGGATTAACTGCTTTATGTTTTGATGCCGCATTTAATAGTGCACCATCCACATGAACAGCTTGTAGTTCAGCCTGCAGTTTGCTAATACGTGTATCAGCATCTGCTTTCTGTTTCTGAAGTAATTCTTCAAATTGATTCTTTTTCATCATCTCTTCTTCTTTTGCCTGCTCTGCTTTAGATTTGAGTTGATGATATTCCTCAATGTTAACATTTTCAAACTTACGCTCAACTTGTTTTAGTCTGTTGGCAATAATTCTGTCCACATCTTCTTGAGTGAATGTTTTAGTTTCAGCCTGGTTTGTCGCTTTCGCCTGATCTTCTGTAGAGCCAGTCTCTACAGTTTCAGTATTAACGATGTTTTCTTTGTTTTCGTCCATCTTAAACGTCTCCTTGCAAGAAGGTTAAGAACTTTTTTGGGGGTTATCGTAACCGATGTTCTTGTAACCTTATTTATTCTTCACTATTAGTGAAGAAATCTGTTATTTCTGGATGTAAATCCAGAATTTGTTCATTTGTTAAACCCTGTTGCATCATTTCACGCATATGCTTCACCATATCTTCTGGATTTTGCATAGGTGGATGCGTCATACCCGGTGTTGATGCGGGTATTGTGGGGTTTATACCATCAATAACAAATTGTAAATCTTCTTCATTTTCAATCAGTAGTTTAGCAATCTGTTCATCAAGGTATTTTTGAAATATTTCATTAGGAACAAGATTTTTTGCTTTCTCAAACAGAGCAATTTCTTGATGTTTGTCACGCAAATCAAACTTCTTCTCATAATGTATTTCAAATTCTTCATCTGGTGTAATCTCTTCCCAATCAAACCACATACGCCATATCAAACGTTCAGCACGTTCCAGCACTCCTGCTAGATCGCTTAATTTTACGTTTAACATATCTCTTTCCACTTGTAGAGCTATGCCGGATTGTGGTCCTTTTTTGGCTTTTGTTGCCGCTAGGTGAGTTACACCTTCAATAGCACCTGTCTTTTGTTCAATAGCTGATAATATGCTATCAACACTGGCGCCACTTGCCTGTAACAAGTAAGGATTAACCTGTGTATTCTCATCAACTGTTATTATAGCACCTGAACCACCATTTATATCTGCACTTGCTTCTGCAACTATACTTGGGTGACTGCTTAAACGTATTGATTCATACATCTCACTTGT